AGGTTTTTGGTACACCACTCACTCCATCTAGTTTAACAGCAATCGTCCATATAGGAGGTAAGTTAAAGTTAGTACCTTTACCCAACCGTTTCTTAATTTTCGTTGCGCCCATCTGTTCAATCATACCTTGAACAGTGCTAACATGATCTATTCTTTGTTCACCTAACCATTTTTGAAAATGATTCTGCACAATAAATAGCATCTGCGTATCTGGTTCAAAACGTGCAACAAATGTGTTACGCGGGTTTTGTTCAGGTATAACCATAGAGGCTACGCCATCTTGCCCTGCGGATGTTTGTGTGCTTTTTATCTTTAAGATATTGCTCCAGTTCTCAGTCATGTAACCAGTGACTAATGTTTGTACCGATGCTGTGCTATCATCAACAAAGTTTTTAACCTTTATCAAGATAGACGCTACCCAGTGATACAACTTTTTCAAATCGTAATCTATTATACCTACTTCTTTAGCTATTGAAGCCCCAGTAAGTATAGCCGCACAACCACCAGACCAAAAACGATTTACGCTATCTAACCCTGCTCGCTTGTCTAACTTTTCTTTTATAACCTTGTACCTAGCCAACACAGCTTCTTTGTTGTTCACCACGTACTGTACAAATATAGGGCCAAAATGCCCGTAGTTATTTTGCACGTTCAATAGTTGTTTGTCCCCTTCCTTAGTGCTAATTTTAAGTCTAGGCATTTCGTCTGTTCTAAGTTCAAGTAAACGTTGCATTTCTGCCTTGGTGTCACCCTTAAACATAGCCATTTGCGCGTACATGCTTGTGTTACCTGTAGAAAAAGCCAACAATCTCCAAGGCTTACCCCTAACACGTTCGTAGTTACCCCCACCTGCCATACGGTTTTTCTGTACCCCTTCAGATAATTGGTATGCGTACTGTGATGATTGTCTAGGGGTAAAATTCGTCAGCTCATCTGTGTTCATGGGTAGGCTGTGGAAAAGTTCTGCTTGGTTCATTTTCGAGTTAGGTGTATCTTCTCCCACCCCTATTAATCCCCGTGGATCACCCCATATAGAAGTAGCGGCATACATGGCAGTTGTTTTACCTGCACCTGTTTTACCAAACAAATGTACGCCTAGACTATATAAACCTGTAAAAGGCATCAATACAGAACCGAACCCTGCGCATACAGTAAACTGTTGTAGTTCCATACCGTCACGGTCATACCAATCAAGAACTTCTTTGCTACCCTCTTGTGTACCTTTAGGGGTAAGTCTTTCTATATAACCCGCAGTTTTTGCCGAAGGTGGGTTGTACTCTATATTATTGGCAGTGATTAGTTTATCGCCTAACACAAACGCATCTAATTTAGTATCGTCAACCCAACCAAACTGTTGATGCGCTTTACTAGCCTTGGTTGTTTGCTGTAGTTCATTAATCCATGCGGCTGTGTATGACATTAGTTTGTCTATATCCTTTCCAAAAGTAGTTATGCCTTGCATAGACATATGCCTACGAAATTCTTCCCGTGCTGTAACCGAAGATAAGGGTACAATAAATTCCCTTACCCCATCTCTTGGCAAGTGTAACGCAAATGCTATTACTTCCCCTAACTCTACATCCTGTAACCTACGTGTAACATAAAAGTCGTAGTGATATACGCATACCTCTTCTGGGTCACCGTCAGCGTTTGTGCCACGTAAGTATACACCTCCGTTCTGTCCTCGAAAGTATGGCCTAGGAAACGTAGGTATTTCTACCATCTTTGTTGTATCGCCAAAAGCTTCCTCTAGTATGTTATCTTCTGGAGTTGCTTCCGCTATCTCTTTAGTCAACATCGCAGGGGTAGATACCTTACCATTGTTAGGGCAACCTTCGCATCCTGTCGGGTTCAACCTCTCGAATGTACTGCAGTATTGCGGCCCTCCTGTATCCTGCATTTTACGCAACGTAGCCGTGAGGTTGTAATCATCGTGTTGACTAGACATCATCTCCGCGCCCATATCACCATCTTCGCATACGTTAGCAATGGATAAACCTGCCCGCCAAAGATCGTGCGGCACTGTATCTTGGTTCTCTATTATATAGTCTACCTGAGCGCACCCTGTGCCGTTAGCGTTCTTATCTAACAACCTTTGAAAACTACCCCGTTGGTTTTGATACATAGCATCTTTAAATGCGCTTAACGCTGAGGGTTCATATCTCTTGGGTACTGGTATCGGGGCATCCCCAACTAAATCAGAGAAAACCTCAAAAGCTATAGGAACAGGTGGTGAAATTCCAAAAAACGCTACATCTAGTGGTGGGTCGTACTTGTAATTATGTGTATTAGGCACACGTAAAATCCTAGCGGCGTCAGATGTAACTGAGGGGTCAGCTTCAAAACCACTATCCTCACACAGTTTCTTTAGCCGTTCTGCCACAGGCCACCACTCGTCCCTACTCACAGCTTGTGATAAAATCCAATATACATGTAAACCGCGACCAGAATTAATTATGGTAGGTCTTGGTAATTTGTGTTCTTTGCAAAACGCTTGTAACTCCTGTAGCGCCACGCGTTGCGTATCGAACTCCTTGTTCGGGCCACAGTCTAAGTCTAAAAAGAAAGACTTCATCCATTTAACATTATCTGCTTTGCGTGAACCTGCTTCCTCGTACGTTGCCAGTGCAAAGAAAGAGTTCCAACCATTGGCATCGAACTCTTCAGCCGCGCCTACTAATTCTGTTACAGAAGAATAAAACTTCTGCTTTATCTCTGGAGCTTCCCCTGTTGTGGTTCTGTTAGCCCACACACAGTAGTGCCCTTCGTGCCCTAGCACTAATTCTAAAAAACTTTTTGTATTCATTGATACCACCCAATGTCGAAAGATTAACCACGACTAAATTAATAGCCGTGGTGTAGAAATATTAGTCGTCCCAGTTATCGACAATGGAACTTATGTCAGTAGCATTAACTGGAGCAGGTGCCGCTTTAGTTGCGGTTCTCTTAACTGGCTCTTCATCAAACCCGTCGTCTGCAGGTGCTTCATCTAACACGTTGTTACTCTTCACAACTTTTGGTGTAGAGGCAAAAGGATTAGCGTCTTCCATAACAAAGCCACCATCTACAGCACCGAACGGATTACGTACTTCCATAGGAACATACTTAATAACCTGTACAGCCTTTAGTCGTAGCGATACACTTTGTTTGCCTCCAAAGTCATAAGGTATTAACTGCACAGCTACACTAACTGTACTACCCGTTGTTAACTGGAAATCATCCGGCAACGGTGTGCCTTGTGAATCCACCTGCAATGGCTTGTTAGTAACTTCACCTTTGTAAGCACCTTTTAGGTTTGCTTTGTGAGTGTATGTACCGTTGTCATCTTTAACAAACGGGTTAACTAACTTATCTGCCCATTTAGGCTCTTTGTTAGCGTCATACGCGCCCTTCATTTGCATGAATAACGCTTTAGCTGTCGCGCTACTCATACGGAATGCAATAGAAAATTCTGCATTTTGGTCTCTTGGGCTACAAGGTACACTACGTTTTACGCTTTGATCGAACGCATACGTCTTGTCGATCTTAGGCCATAGTGCTTCTACGTTTTCTACAATATAAGTCTCTGCCATGTTGTTCTCCTTCTGGCTGTTTTACACGTCGTCGTCAGCGTTAAAATCAAATTCAAGCTGATCTGTGTTTGGTTGCTCATGTACGTCTTGCGCGGCTTTAGTTAACGCGTCTGTTACTGAGGTTTTATTAAATCGGTATGTGTTTCCGATCTTTATGTACGTGGACTTAGGGATATGCCCCTGTCGTACCCACGCTCGAATAGTAGAAATTGACACTGCAAAATGCTTTGACAACTCCTCTATCTGTACAAATGGTTCTGCCATTATTTCTTCCTAACTGAGATAACATACTCGGTATCGACGTTCATCCCTTTAGGAGAAACGTCAGGGTTCTCTTCAATAAACTGTTTCATGTTAGTCTGGTTCAAACGTCTATCGAGAAGCTGAGGTACATTATGTTCGGTAATAAATTCGTACATTTGATCCCAATCGCTTGTCCAATATTTTGTCTTAGCAGACCTGAAAAACAGTCCTTCGGCGGTTCTTACACTCTCGACATGGTGTGCATCACAGTAGTCTAACAGTGCCTTCTTCAAGGTGTCGAGTTGGCGAACCAACGCTCCATCTTTTTCTTTAAATTCCGCAGACAACAATGCTCGTTTAGCGCGTATCTTTATGTACGCTTTTGTTAATTTGTCTGCAGGTACATCAGAGTCTTCACTCATTTTATTCTCCTATAGTAACGAGAATTACACTTTAGTACCTAATAATAAGCTAGTCAAGTATTTCTTTGTATAAATCTATCATCTTTGTGTGTACGTCTATTCTTTTATCAAGAAGTGAGTAAACACGCTTTTCTACAGCCGAACCTTGCAGTTGAACTACAGTACATGAATGCTTTTGTCCTGATCTATGTACGCGTGCATTTGCCTGTGCATAAGTCTCTAAGGAAGAGGTCGGCCCCCACCAGACTACTGTGTTCGCGGCAGTTAACGTAACACCATGCGCGGCTGACTGTGGTTGTATAACCAATACACGTGGGTTGTTGGTTGTTTGAAAACGTTTAAATATATCGGTACGTTTAGACACAGGTACGTCACCGCGAATAACATCAGTGGATACACCATCTGCACGTAATTTATCTGTAAGTATATCGATAGTGTGCTTGAACGGCACAAACACCAATACTTTTTGACTACTCTCGTCTATAACTTCTTTGAGAACTTTGTATCTGTGTTTTATATCAAACTCTAAAGTGTCACCTTCGTCGGTATATACAGCCCCTGCAGATATTTGCAGTAGCTTGTTCATAATTACAGCGGCGTTAACTGCAGATACTTCGTCCCCATTTATCTGCATCACCAACTTTTTCTTGAGCATATCGTAATATCTTTTTTGTTGGCGTGTTAACTCCACCTTACGTTTCACGTACGTCATATCGGGAAGATCAAGGCACTCTTCTTTGGTAAAACGTATAGCAGGTTGCAACACTTTAAACACAAGGTCAGTTGCTTCAGGTTTTACTGTCCACCTGAACTGAGATACTTTTGTCATAACCATATCACGAAACGAACCGAAGAACCTCGGTACAGTATTAGGGTCAATAAGTTTTGCTAGGCCATACGCATCTAACGGAGACTGGGCTGCAGGAGTTCCTGTCATCATCCACAGCCACGTGTCGTCTTTTAGTAAACTACGCAGTGCTTTCCATCGTTTAGTTTGTACGTTCTTGTAATGAGTTGCCTCGTCTACAATTATTAAATCAAAGCCTCCCTTAGCTACAGCATCGTACACAACTTCAATACCGTCATAGTTTATTATTACAAACTCTGCCCCTTGTTCTATTATTGTTTTACGTTTCTTAGCTGAACCGTAAGCTACATCTACTTTACGGTGCGGAGCAAAAGTAAATAAATCATCACGCCATGCGCTATCCATTATTGATAATGGGCATATGACAAGTACACGTTTAATCTTACGTTGCTTGAGCAGAAAGTCTGCCGCCCATATAGCACTAGCTGTTTTACCTGTACCTTGCTCGTTAAAACAAAAGGACTTCTTGTTCATAGTTAAGAACGCAGATGTTTTCTTTTGGTGTGCAAACGGGTTGTACTTACCCGTCCACGTATACTGTCCTTGTATAGGAGAAGGCACATCTATATTTAACGCTCGAAGTGCGTGCATTTCATCAATGCCCCAATTAACTAACACTTCATTATCACGTACCACTTTGCTTTTTAATATACTTTTAGTGACACGGTTTGGGTTGCGTAGCTTTAACAGCAACGCCTTATCGTCTATTATCTGCAATGCGTTCTCCTTTTAGGGAAGTCCCTAAATCACTTTTTCTTTTTCTTGTAGTTACGTGCGCGGTTCTTACTGGAACTCTCTATACGTATACCATCCTTGTTAGTGCCACCTTTGACCAAGGCTTTCTTATGGCTAACATCTTTGCCTTCACGTTTATCGGCTTTACCGTTACCGTTTCGGTCTACACCATTTTTGTCTACCTTGCGCCTGGCCCTTTGGCGTTCCATACGACGCTCAAACGTAGCTGACCCTACAGGTGCGTTAACTTGTTTTTTACGTTTTCTCATCCATTCGCTCCATTGTGTACACATTCAATTACAGGGCAGTGTCGTCTGCACAGCCCGTTAGGTCGTGCGTTCCACACATCACTTTCAGCCGCAAACTTCATTTGGTCATACTTACTTAACCATTTACCCCACAGCTTGTGACTATCATAACTCATATATGTATCTTTTACCAAGTCATTACACACAACAAACAATAATCCTGCACGGATTGTTTTAATTTGAGGAAACTTAGCGAACAGCGCTAACGCCATCAGTTCTAACTGCCCCTTGTCTGCATACTTGGAAGACTTGCCTGTCTTATAGTCTACCACCCACGCAAGGTCACCATCGAGTATAACCAAGTCAGCGATACCACGAAACCAAACGTCCTTGGCATAGAAATCACATGCTTCTAAGTCTGAGTTAAGTCCAAGTTTTATTTCGCATAATTTTTCACCCTTGCGGTTTTTTAGTGATACCAGTGCCTCTTCGATAAAACTAAACTTCTTAGGGAGTGGTGTGTCTTTACCTACAAAATCCTCTGCGGCTTTATGAAACTCTGTTCCATACATGGTAGCATCTGTTTCTTTAAACGGAAACTCTTTGAGTATCTTGTCATGGTAGAATTGCTTGGGGCATTGCTCAAATGCTTTAATCTTACTGAAAGACCACGGTGCTACTTTTGTCACTCACATTCTCCATATGATTTGCCTGTGCCACTCTCACAGGTTATAGGTAAACCTTTTGCCCAATCGGGTGTCTGGCTCATGCACTCTTCCATATATGTTTGCGCTTCAACCAACTCTTCGTCAGGAACACAAATAATAATCGAGTCGTGTACAGTTAGCACAGCCTTGTACCTCTTTGCAAGGAGTATCATTTGATGGCCTATGATACAGCGAGCTATTGCTTGGCATACGTTCTCCACGACCTTACCGCCGTATATACGGTTTGGGCCTTTTCGAGTTCGGTACGTGTACTCGTACCCACGATCACCACGTTCAGCCGCCAATCCATGATAAAACATAGGCAAGCCGTTGGGCAGTACGATAGCGTTCTTGTATGCGTCTACTTGCAAGACACCTTCTCTACCAAACTGTAGGCTATCTCCGCGTGCCATGTACTGTATCATATTGTTAGCATCACGCCACAATTGACTAATAGCTCCATTAGTACCACGATATATCTCAATGATGCGCCTCGCTTCATCAAGTTCAATGTATACACCAAACCCCTGCAACTGCGCTTGGAACTTTACAGCTCCCATACCGTACCCTGCACCAAGAATTGTAGTCTTACCCACAAACCTCTGGTCTTTGGTCACGTTCTTTACTGAGACTGAGTATATGCTAGACGCCATATACTTATACACGTCTTCCCCTGCCGCGAACTGTGCGGTTAAATCTATCTGCCCTGCCAACCACGCGAGTACGCGAGCTTCAATCTGAGAACTATCGCAGTCTATTAAACTGTGTCCTGTTGGGGCAACGATACTACTCTTTAGTTTCTTACCATTTGCGCCACGGCTGGGTAAGTTTTGTAAGTTGATCTTATCCGAACCACCCCAACGCCCCGTGTGCGCGGCATAATATTTAACAGGTACAGGTAGTAACCCACGCTTGGATATATCTATAAACCTTTGAGTGCGTGTCTCTTCAAGACTAGACTTATTACCCAGACGTGCCTCTACCAAAGACTTTACCTTTGGGTTTTCATGTTCGAGTAATGCCTTAAACCCTTCATCTGATTTGGCAAACGCATGAGTCTCTTTACCAGTGGTTGTACTTATCTTCATAGGGGGTTCTACACCAAGCCCTTTAAGTAGTTCAGCAAACTTAGGGTTAGACATCAGGTCTTTCTTATCATCAATACCTGCATCCACTAATAACTTGTCTTTACGCGCTTTAACGTCACTAAGATGTGATGTTAATAGGCCATCATCTAGCTCCAACGTAGGTTGGGTGAACATACGCAACGTAAGGTCAATCAAACGTAGTTCAGACTTGGGAAAGTTGCGTGCCATAATACTAAATAGTTTATAGGTTAGCTCTACATCATTAATACAGTAGTCACCGTATGCACTTAGTTCTTCGGGTGTAAAATCTGCACGTTGCTTTCCGAGTGCGTCGAGTACCTCTGTGCCTTTCTTGCCGATCTTATACCTTTCAGCAAGTGATGCGAGATTTGAACGAGCTTCCACCCCGTGTAAAGCACGGGCAATACACAAAGTATCGGTATACATGCGAGGGCGAATATCATAACGCCAATCAAGAATAGCACCATCGAACATAGTGTTATGAC